TCATTTGTAGCAGGTAATGTTGATACTAGTGCTAATACTATTGAAATTACTAATCATGGATTAAACACTGGTGATAAGGTAATTCATACAGCGACCACTGCTTCAGGGGGATTGGAAGATGAGAAGATGTATTATATTTTCAAATATTCTACAAGTAAAGTTAAATTATGTCTAAGTAAATATCAATCTGAGCAATTTGAACCTGAGTTTGTAAATATAACTTCAGCATCTGCGGGAACTTTATCTCCTATTAATCCTTTAACCAATCTTACTAAGAATAATACTGTAAGATTTGATTTATCAGATCCATCATTGGCTAGTTTTGTTGGGGTGTCTTCTTATTCTGCTTTTGATCTTAATCTTTATAGTGATGTTGAATTCCAAAATGAGTTTTATTCTACATCTTCAACTACTACTTTTGAAGTATCAAAAACAGGAAAAGTTGGTATTAGCACCAATGCAGGATTAACCTTAAGTGTTACACAGGATTTGCCTAATATATTATATTATAAGTTTACTCCTATTAACGAATCTCTAATTACAGAAAGTAAAAAGGGAATTGTTATTGATAAAGAAATAGAAGGATACAATCAAATTGATATTAAAGATAGTGTATATTCTGGAGACTTTACAGTAATTGGTATTGGGTCTACTAATACATTTACATATAATTTAATAAATCGTCCTGAAAGACCTGCTTATAGTGAATCAGAATCTTTATTAGAATATACTACAGATTCTACTACTGCATATGGTGCAATTTCAGAAATTAAATTAAAATCAGAAGGAAGTGGATACACTGAGATAGTTGGAGTTTCTTCGATTGTTACTGGTGTAGGAACTGATTCTATTTTAGAACCATCTAGCACTAGTATAGGTAAAATAGTTTCTACTGAAATTGAAAATATTGGATTTAATTATTCAGCTGATAATACTGTAAGACCTGTTGCTAATCTTCCTGAAATATTACAAATTGAATCATTAACATCTTTTGAAGAAATTGGAATTAGTTCTGCTGGTAAAAACTATACAATAGCACCTAACTTAATAGTTCTTGATGGATTTACTGGTAAGCAAGTAAAAGATGTTGATTTAGAATATAATATCGGTGATCAGAAAGTTACTATTCTACAAAATACCAAGGGGATGTATAATACTCCTCCTTCTATTATACCCACAGGTAATGTGAATGGAATTGGTATCAATACGATTACCTATGATTCTACCACTCAAGATGTAACCATTGGTTTAGATACATCATTTAGTGACTCATCTCCTTTTAGTGTGGGTGATAAAGTTCTAATTGAAAATGTAAGTGTTGGAGTTGGTACTACTGGTTATGGATATAATTCTTCTAAGTATGAATATTCACTCTTTACTTTAACAGCAGTTAATATTCCTCTTGGAGGAAGTGTGGGATTTGTTACTTATAGTCTGGCTGGACTTTTACCAGAGAATGCATATCCTGGTAATCAAGATACTTTAAACTCCGCTGGAATAATTGTTCCTGAAAAATATTTCCCTCAATTTGATATTGAACTTAAAAAGAATAATTTCATTGAAGGTGAACAAGTTAAATCAGGAAATAAAGTTGGAAAGGTTGAAAGTTGGAATAATGAAAGTGAAAATTTAAAAATATCTTCCTCTGATGAGTTTGAGGTTGGAGATCTAATTGAAGGTACGACTTCAAGAACTGCAGGAACTATAGAGTCTAAAATTAATTTTGAATCTGCTATTAAAATTGAGTCTGGATCAGTAGTTAAGAAAGGATGGCAAAGAGAGACAGGATTTCTCAATGATACCCTTCAAAGATTACCTGATAACTTCTATTATCAAAATTTCTCATATTCATTAAAATCTAAAGTTTCTTTAGATAAATGGGATGATGCAGTAACTAAATTAAATCATCCTGGCGGATTTTTAAAATTTAGTGATTTATTAATAGAATCGGATTCTGATGCTGCACCTACTTCTGCTAAAGATAGTGATTTAATAGCCTTTATCGATGCTATTGGGGTAGTTGATGTAAATTGTTATCCCAGTTTTGATTTAGTTACAGAAAACTCTTTGAATATCAGTGATGATGAAACTCTCTCTGATCAAATTTATTTTAACTCTAGGGTTCTAACTGATTATTTTGAGTCTGTAGGTAATAGAGTTTTAACAATTGATGATTTTAGTACTTCATTTAATAGTGATCCTAGATCTACAAGATTCTCTGTTGCTGACGAATTCCCTGCTACTCAACGGTCTAAAAAATTCTTTACTCTTGTCAAAGATAAGACGTTTACTGGTGAACGTCAGGCAATGTTGGTTTCTCTTTTACAAAATGGATCAAATGGTTATATTAACCAATATGGAAGAATTGAATCAGGTGTTGATTTAGGAAGTTTTGATTTTACTGTAAGTGGTACTAATGGACAACTTCTTTTTTATCCAACCAAATATAGCGTTAACAATTACAATGTTAGTACTGTTAGTTTTGATATAATTGGTTTTGCGAATACGACTGGTATTGGATCAACTACTCTTGGTAATTTTGTTAATATCAATTCTACTCAAACTGCTGTCCCAACAGGAACTGCTACTACAATTGTGGGAATTGCTTCCACATATAGAAGTTCAAAAGTTCTTGTTCAGATCAATGCAGATAATGGAAGAATGGAATATGATGAACTTAATATTCTTCATGATGGAACAACAGTTGATCTTCTTGAATATGGTCAGATCACAACTGATGATAATGCTTATGGTGGAGGAAGTGGATTGGGAACTTATACCGCTTCCATGGCTACAGGAGATATTATAGTTCAGTTTGTTCCTCATACAGGTATCGCCGCTTCTGTAGATACCATAAGAGTTTCGATAGCAGATACTGCTTCAGGAAGCACAGGAATTGGAACTCAATTCCTTGGTAGTGGTAACGAAGATATAGCATTTATAGATTCTACATATACAGTTATTAATGCGTCTGGTTCTCCTACAGAAAATTTAATTGCTCAGTATGATATCAACAATACTGAGGAAACTAATGATCATAATGCTGCTTATTATATCCTTAGCGTAGAGGATGTTACTAATAGTCGATATGAGATGTCTGAGGTTATCGTTTTAAACGATAGTTCAGAAACTTATATTACTGAATATGGAAACATCAGTAGTGTTGCAGGATTAGGAACAGTTGGGGCTGCAGTTTCTTCTAATTACGTTAATCTTTACTATACCCCTAATGCGAGTACTCATGTTCAAGTTCGTGTTTTCCAGATGGGTTTACAGATTGCTGCAGAAAATTCTGCTATCACTTCTGTAGATGAAATTAATCTTAACAATGCATCAATCAATTGTGGATTTGGAGAATATGAAGGAACTGAAGTTGATGTGCTTAGAGCATTTAATTTAACTCATGATGGAAGAAATATATTTGCAAGAGAATTTGATGGTAGTGATTCTTCTGTAGTGAACTTAACAGAAAACAGTGTTAGCATTCCAGAGCACTTCTTTGTAAGTGGTGAAGAAGTTACATATGCTTCTGGAACTAATACTCCTATCGGTATTGCAACGACTACTATTACTGGTATTGGAACAACTACTCTTCTTCCTTCTACACTTTATGCTATTAAAGTAAATGAGACTACTCTTAAGTTTGCTAAGACTGCAGAAGATGCATTAAAGACAGTTCCAAATGAAATACATTTATCAGCAGTTGGAACGGGGGCAGCTCATACGATAACTGCACGTAATCAAAACACTAAGTGTTTAATTGGTCTGGATAATGCAATTCAACAACCAATTGTTTCAACTGGAACTACCACTGGATTAGCAAGTCTGATGGGGATTGCTGCTGTAACAATGGAAACTACAGGAGTCACATCTATTTTTGGTGGAGATTTGCTCAAGGTTAATGAAGAAATAATGAAGGTTAATACAGTGGGGTATGGTAGTACTAATACCATTCTCGTTGACCGTCAATGGATGGGAACAGGGTTAGGAATTCATACTGCAAATTCTTTAATTACTAAAGTTACAGGTGATTATAATATTGTTGAAAATACTATTAATTTTGTTACTGCACCTCAAGGTCCTACGCCTATTAGTTCCACAACTAATCAACCTGATGATAGAGATTGGGTAGGAATTACTACTTTCTCTACTTTCCAAGGAAGAACCTTCATGAGAGGGGCAGCTGCAGATAGTAGTAATAGACCTTATGCAACCAACCAAGTTTTTGATGATATATCTGAAGGATTTACTGGTGTTGGTAAAACGTTTACCTTAAAATCTGATGGTTCAAATGCTGTAGGATTCTCTACTAATAATGCATGTATTCTTATTAATGGAATCTTCCAAGGACCAACTGGTACATTGGATACCCCTCAAGATTACACATTATCTCAAGGTTCAGGAATTACGACTATTACATTTACAGGAACAGCAACTTCTCTTGCAAGTGATCCTAATAATTCTAACATTCCTGTTGGTGGTGTAGTTGCTTCTGTTGGTTCTACTGGCGGTTTAGGATATCAACCACTTGTTGCTGCTGGTGGTACTGCAATTGTTTCTACTGCTGGAACAGTTTCTTCTATCAGTATTGGTAATAGTGGATCAGGATATAGAATAGGAGTTCAGACAACAGTTAATGTTGCTATTCAAACAGGAACCACCATTCAACCACAATTGATTGGTATTGGTACTGCTGCCATTACAGACGGTCATATTACAGGAATAGCAATTACAAACAGTCAAGTAATTTATGCACCTAGAGCAATCTATGATGTTGGTTATACCTCTACAACTGGTATCACAACGATCACTACAACGACAGCCCACGGTCTTGCAATAGGGCAAGAAATCAAGTTAGCAGGAATTGCATTCACATGCGATTACCTCCCTGCTGTAGGCGTTCAGAGTGCCTCCTACGACAGCACTACAGGTATTATGACAGTTACTACATCTAGTGCTCATGGACTATCGGTAAGTGGTAAAGCAAGTGATGTAGTGTTTAGTGGATTAGCATTTACATGTGCTTTGGATAATGGTGCTGCTACTCATTTATATCCACGAACAAGTGATCCTGCCTATGGTGGAACACCAGTAACAGGAGTTGCTAGTGCTACTCAGTTTACAGTAAATGTGGGTACTTCAACGGTTCCTACCTTCTATGCATCTGGTGGATATGCTCAACCTGCACTTATTGCACCTAGAGATATAAACAATTCGGACAGCGGTACTGATCCTGCTGCTAGTGGATCTACAGTCTTAACTGTTGGTAACACTACATCCTTTACGATTAATAGTGGAGTTTCTACAAGAGCACACTTCTACTCACGAGGTGGAACAGTTAATAGACAGATGGATGTTGTAATTGATGAACCACTTGGATATACAAATATTCCTTTAGTTTATAGTTCTGATTCTACCGCAGGAATTGGAACCCAAGCCACTGTTGATATTATAGTGGGTCAAGGATCTAGTGTTACTAAGTTTGAAATAAGAAATACGGGATATGGATATCAAGATGATCAAATTTTAACTGTTCCTAAGATGGGAACTACTGGTATTCCTACCGACCCATCAAAAACTTTTGCAGAATTCCAAATTACAATACAGGATGTATCTACTGATTCATTCGCAGGTTGGCATTTTGGACAATTAGAAGTTCTTGATAAGATTCAAAGTGAATTTGATGGAACTAAGAAAGTATTTACATTAAAGAAAGATGGAGCTCCAATTACTATTAGAGCAAGAGAAGGATCTAACATTGATGTTCAATCAACTATTCTTGTTTTTGTTAATGATACTCTTCAAGTACCTGGTCAGGGTTACACTCTTACCAATGGAAGTATTCTAACATTCTCTGAAGCCCCTAAAGGACGTGAAACAGATGGATCTTTTGATGGGGATACATGCAAGATTCTCTTCTATAAAGGAAGTGGTGATACGGATGTCACTTTTAAAGATGTGTTAGAAACTGTTAAAAAAGGAGATACTCTTCAAATTAAAGGTGATAGAGATCTATGTTCTAATTCTATCGAAGAAGAGAAGAGATTGGTAAATGAAGTATTAGCAACAGATATTGTATCTACTAATGCGTATACGGGGGTTGGTATTAATGGAGATCCAAATTGTAAGAGAACAGTTACATGGTGTAAGCAAGGTGCTGATAAGATTATAAACGGTCAAGTAGTGAGTAAGAGTCGTGAAGAGTTGGAGGCATTAATTAATCCAACTACATTTATTATTCAATCTGTGGGTGTAGGTTCTACTGTTATATTTGTTGAAAGTGTAAGAACATTCTTTGATCCTGATAATGAAGATCAAACAACTGCTAAGACTCAAAAGATCTCTATAACTTCCCAAGATAATATTGTAGGAGCGGCTGCAACTGCTGTTGTATCTGCTGCGGGTACAATCTCTGCTGTTACAGTTAGTATGGGTGGAACAGGATATACTGCTGCTCCTAATGTAATTATTGGTACTCCTGTTGGTCTAGGGACTACAACCAGAGCATCTGCTACATCCACTCTTACAGGAGATGCAGTTTCTGCTATCACAGTTACTTCTCCTGGTACAGGATACACTAATACTTCTGTACCAGAAGTTCTTATTGAAGTTCCTAATGTAACCAGAGAAATAAATGATTCTTCTACTTATGAAGGTGATTTTGGAGAAATTGTAGGAGTAGGTACAACCTGTGTAGGTGTTGCCTCTACAGGTATTGTATTTGATATGTACATTCCGACTAACTCCTTCTTAAGAAATACTGATATAGTAGGAACTGCTGTTACAATTAGTGGCATCCAAACTGGATACTACTTTACAATTTCTAATAGTAATATTGGAAATGGGGTAACCTCGATCTATCAAAATAGATCAGTCTTAGGAATAGGAACTACTTTCTTAGATAATGTATATGAAGTTGCTGCAGTTTCTGTTGCACAAACTTCAGTACCTGGTATTGCTAATACATACGTGGCTAGAGTGACGACTAGTGTTTCTAGTTTCAATTCATTATCTGGAGTGGGAGTGAGTGAGTTGTTTGGAAACTTCTCTTGGGGAAGAATAACTCTAGGTTCTAGACCTAGCACAGCGGTTACATCCTTTACCGCATATACACAAAACGGATTTACTGGTATCTCTACCTCCGCATTGGTGAGTAGAGTAACTCCTTTAAAATCTAAAGATTATTCTAGTTAACTATCTTTAATAAATAAGTAAAAAACTATCGCAAAATGGCTGCAATTATAACTGATCAACTTCGTATTTTGAATACTAAAGATTTTGTTGCCAGCGTAGCATCAACAACTAATTCATTTTATACATGGATTGGGTTACCAAATGCTACGCAGGTTGATTCTGATTGGAATACGACTCCACCTGATCCGAGGGATAGTTTTAATCAGGAGAATGAATATTGGGATACAATGATAGCCTTGAAAAAGGTAGATACAACTGATATTAAGCAAGTTGTTAAAAAGAATACATGGACATCAGGTATCACCTATGACATGTATAGAAATGATATTACTGCAGAAAATCCTTCTAAACCTTCTAATGCCACTACTTTATATGCTGCAAATTATTTTGTAGTTAATGAAGATTATAAAGTTTATATTTGTCTACAGAATGGAACAGATCCTGATAATCCAGAAGGAAAAGCATCATTAGATCAACCCACATTTACTGATTTAGAACCAAGAGCAGCAGGAAGCAGTGGTGATGGATATATTTGGAAGTATTTGTATACTATCAAACCAGGTGATATTGTAAAATTTGATTCCACTGACTTTATGCCTGTTCCTGCAGATTGGGCAACTAATAGTACTGATGCTGCAGTTAGAGATAATGCGTCTACTAGTGGTCAACTTAAAATTGTTACTATTACAAACCGAGGTGTTGGATTAGGCACTGCTAATCAAACTTACACTAAAGTTCCTATTAATGGAGATGGGCAAGGTGCGGAAGCAACTGTAGTAATCAATAGTTCTTCTAAAGTGGAATCTGTTACTGTTTCTAAAGGTGGTTCTGATTACAGTTTTGGAACATTGGATTTAGCAGAAGGTGGAGTTCCTACAGGAACTACTGCAGCTGCATTTAATGTCATCATTCCTCCTCAGGGTGGACATGGTGCTGACATTTATAGAGAATTAGGTGCTAAAAATGCTCTAGTCTATGCTCGAATTGAAAATGATACTGAAAACCCTGATTTTATAACAGGGCAAGAATTTGCTCGTGTAGGGATTGTTCAAAATCCTGAAGCATATAATTCTACTGAAAATTTAGAATTAGATAAAGCAAGTGCAGTATATGCTTTAAGATTGACTGGTGCTGGTGCTAGTACTGCTACATTTACTGCTGATGATTTTGTTACTCAAACTATAGGAGTTGGATCCACTGCTGTAGGAAGAGTTATTTCTTATGATCAAACAACTGCTGTTCTGAAATATTGGCAGGACAGATCTACTGCTGGTTTTAATACTAATGGTAGTGCAAATACAGATCCTACTTATGGATTCCAAATGGATAGATTTACTGCGAACATTAAAGCTGGTGGATCATTTAATATTGTTGGAGGATCTGAAACTTTAGCAATTAATACATCATTTACAGGTCTCTCTACTGTAATAAATAGTAGGACTTATTATCTTGGTCAGTCATTTACCGC